CGCCATTGTTCAGGGGGAAAGTGGTTGCGCACATATTCGTAATCGGCGCGGGTGTTGAGGTGCCGCGGGAAGCCTTTCATGACGTCTCCTTCAACTCAGCGTGTAATAACGGTCTATCTTTTTAATGGTGGCCAGAAACGGAACCTGTTCGCCGTACTTTTCCAGCTGTTCGATCAAAACGTCGGATCCGGTGAACACCACACGGCGGTCGCCGTCCAACTCGAACTGCAGTGTCAGAAATTTACCGGATTGGTTCTTGTCATACTTGCTGCGCCGAATGGTGTATCCAGTTATAAGCAGTTCCCGGTTGACAATCTCATCCAATCGGATTTTCTCGCCATCCAAGGGCAGCCGTTCCTGGGAAAAATCGGCGAAGCGTTTAACCACGAGCGACCTCTAGTAGCCGTTCCAAGTTCAGAGACACCGCCAGATTGCGAGTGTTGGCATGTTTCAGCCACCCGTGGGCCGAGGCTACGCTGCCGCGGTAATGCTCAAGGGTGATATGCCCTTGAGCCAGAGCCGAAGGCAAGTTTCGCAGACGCCGCCGCAGCCGTTTTGCAGTGCGTTTGCGCAGCAGAATATGGTGTTGAAAATGCCGATAGCCCAAAAAATCCAACCCTTGAGAGACTGGAAACACCTCGGCGCGACTAAATTCCAAGCCCAGCCGGGCGGCCAAAAAAGTCCGGATTGCTTCTTTCATCTCCTGTAACTGCGCCTTGTCAGACCCGAACACACAGAAGTCGTCGCAATACCGCAGATAAGCCTTGACCCGATGCGAATGTTTGAGCCATTGGTCGAGCTCGTTCAGATAAAGGTTGCCAAGCCATTGGCTGGTGTAATTTCCGATAGGAACGTTTTTCCCGCCCGGATAGCTGTAGATGATGTCCCGCAACAACGCCAGCGTCTCGGCACACTTGATCTTGCGTTCGACGATCCCCATCAGAATGCCCTGATCGATGGACGGATAGAACTTGCGGATGTCGGCCTGAAAGCAGTAGGGATAACGCCGCACGAACTCCATGGCGCGGCGGCTGCCGGCGTGCGGCCCGCAGCCTCGACGGCAGGCATAGCTGTCACGAATGAACAAAGCGTCCCAAATGGGCGCCAGCACATTCATCAGGGCGTGCTGAACGATACGGTCCGGCGCGAAGGGCAGCACGAAAATTTCACGGGGCTTGGGTTCAAATATGCGTTTGGTTTGATACCCGGCAGTCGTGAAGGTCCCCTCCACAAGAGAGCGCCGAATCACCTCCAGGTTCCCTTCGACATCCCGCTCAAAACGCTGCACGTTGGGCATGCGCGACTTGCCCCGCCGGGCCTTTTGATAGGCCAGCTGCAAGTTTTCCCGGCTGACAATGCGGGCAAACAGGTTCCCATGTCGTTTTGCCATAAAATATCCCGCCGTCGGGGCTTCGGTGGCCCTACTGGCCCAAAGGCGGCTCCGTCGTGTGTTTTGCCTTTCGGCTTTATGCCTACCGGACAAGGCCGGGCGATCCAGCCAGGGAGTGTGACTCGCAACCTGTATCCGGGTGCACCCGCGACTGCCGGAATTCGAATTCGAATTCCAGCGCGTGTTATTCGCATTCCGCGCCCGCGAACCGCAATTCGTCCCATTGTTCCAATTGCCGCCCGCGTGCAGCCGCCGACCGCCCTACGACCGCCCAGCCTGAAAAAATTTCCAAACGTATTGCGAGCCGCGTTATGCGTTCAGGCTCCGGGCGCACCCGCGACAGCCGGAACTCGAACTCGAATGCCAGCGCGTGCTACCCGCACTCCGCGCCCGCGAACCGCAATTCGCCCCAGCGCTCCAACCGCCGCCCGCGCGCAGCTTGACATCGCCGGAAGATCCCTGCCTATACAAAGAGCCCTTGCTCCCAGGGAGCGTGTACCAGGAAAAGCCGGGATCGCCCGTGTCTGGAAGTCCGGAAACCTGAAAGCTTTGGTCCTGCAGCCACTGATAGACTACGCCGCAGGCGCTTTCGACCCCGATATGGCTGATCATGCGCCTGCCGGCCGTATCCAGATAGCCGCCGGTAATCCCGGGGCTGACCGATCCGGCGATGTTGGTCCGTTCATTACTGCCGGCGGCAAAAATCTGGAATTCCGAATCGGTGGGCAAACGCTTGCCGGCCGCCGCCAAATCGTCGACCAGGTCCAACCAGGTGCGGTTGACGGTTATGGTCGCGCCACAGGCGCTGGCGCTGGCGGGCCCGGTGCCGGACATCAGATAAATATCTACCCAGATGGCACTCAGTGGGTCGTACACCATGCCTTCCGGACTGCAAACCGGGCGGTGCCGCAGATCCCAGACGGAGGCCGGCACAATGTCACCGGCCAGATAGCCGCTCATCGGATGGCCGGCAATCTCCCCCGCGGCGGCACACAGGCAATGAAACCCGCCGACTTTTCGGGCGGTTTCGGCGTTGTGGCCAACGGGCACCGTGGCGTTGGCGGAACACAAAATCCGGGGCCGGCTGCCGGGTTGTTGGCAGGCATAGAGGTAAAAATCCCGCCCAGCGCGGTTGGCGGCCGCCGTCCAGTCTGTTGTTAAATCGTCCCATGAAGCGGCGGCCGCCAAATCCAGTTCCACCCCCGAGCCGAGGCGATAACCGCGCTGGCCAATATTGATGGTCATGGCGCTCGGCGAAACGATGGTCCGCCGGGCCGCGGCAGACACAGCCCCCTTGGCGGTCCAGGGTACATCCCGTTGGTAGTGGGCCGGGAGAGCCGCGACCACCAGCAAATCCGGCCGGGCCGCAGGATTGAGTTCACGCATGGTGTGCCTCCCTTACAGTCCGCGCACGGCCAGCAGCATCGCCGTCATGTCGCCGGATTCGGTCTTGGTAACCACGATCTCCGCGGCCGGAGCGCCGATATCGGTGTAGCGGCCGCGGACCGCGCCGCCGCCATCGGCCACCGTGAGAGCGTCCGACGATTCCCCCTTGATCATCGGGTCGTCGATGTCGGGCAGCGGCCGGATCACCAGCGAGCAGCCCTTGTCGCACACCACGTCGACCACCAGACTGTCGATGTTGCGGGTGGACACGATCAGCGTGCGGGCGGGGCTGGCGTCAGTGAGCACGGTGTTGTCTATCGGGGCCAGCAGGGCGCTGCCTGCGGGCGGGTACCAGGTTGGCTCGATCAGGGGTTCGGGCATGTCCCAACTCCTTGCAAAAGGGATTAAACATCGGGCCGGCCACCGCCGGCCCGATTCCTCATTATAGGGGCGGGTCTAAGACCCCGGCCTTACAATCGTTTCAACACCAGCAGCAGCGTCAGATCCGTCAAACTCGGCGTGGTGCCCCCCAAGGTCACCACCACGCTTACAGTGGCCTCGTCGGCGATGGCCGTATCGCTCAGGGTGCCGTCGTAAATGGTGCCGGCGGCCGCCAGGGAGATGGCGCTCGACAGGATCGAGTTGGCGCCTTCCTTCACATCGACCGTATAGGTTTCGTCAGTGCTGGAAAAATCCAGGGTTTTGGCATGGGCCGTCACCCCTATCACGGCACAGGGAAAGGGCGCCTTGAAGGTGATCGGCGTGGCTGTGGCGGTGATGGTGCGGGAAAACTGCAGCGGCAGCACCATGTAGCCCGCCGAACCCGGCGCCGGGTTGGGGGTGGCAGCCAGGGCCGGTCCGGGCAGCAGGAGCGGTACCGCCAGCAGGATCATCACCATCTTCGTGAAAAAGGCTTTTTTAAATCGACGCATGACTCTTACTCCTTCAAGAAAGTTTTGATTAAGTCCCGGGCCCTTCAACCTTGGGCCCGAGACTCGGGACCTCTTTCAGGCCGCCGTTAGCCCGCCACCACCGCCTTGTAGGCGTTCCGGAAATCGACGATTTCGGTTTCGTATTCGTGGCGAATCTTGTACTGGATCTGATCCGCCAGGAACATCTGGCCGACGCCGGGGTTGTCGGCGACGAACATCTCCGGCTCCTGCTGGCCGTTGAGGAACGCCAACTCCAGGATCTCGCACTCGTTGGGATCGCCCAGCAGCATCCAGTCGGTGGCGTCGGTCATGAAGGGGCACTCGAAGATGTTTTCGTCGTTGGCGCCGAAGTACTGATAGAAGGCGTTGCCGAAGTTGGGGCTGCCCGGCTCGCCCTGGGTGCGGTTGATCTTCTTGCCCGTGGCCCACAGTTCCGAGGGGAGGACCAGGGTTCTGGGACGCAGGTCCAAACGCTCGTTGCTGCCCGGTTCGACCTGCTTGGAGAAGGCCAGCTTGGCGGCCGCCAGGGCGGTGGTGGACAGCGCCGCCGTGCCCAGGTTGCCATGGTCTTCGTGGAACATCGCCTTGTTGTCGCCCTTGTAGGTGGCGTTGCCGACCAACTTGTTCCAGCACCGCTTGGCCAGGGTGCGGCGGGCGGCGCGGGGCAGGCGGCTGATAATCTTCTGCACGGCGCGCATGTCGTCGTTGATGATCATCTTGCGGTTGATGGTGATGATGCCACCCTTCTGGTTCAGGGCGTAGCTGACCTCTTCGTCGGAGAGCACGCCCAGGTCGGCGTAGTCGGCAACCTCGGGGTTGACGTCGGGCAGGTCGCCGTAGTAGCCGATGCGCACCGATTCGAGGGTGCGGAAATCCCTGGCGTTGCGGATATTGCCCCCGACCAGCAGCGACACGCCGTAATCGCCGATCTCCTTGTAGTCCATCACCAGGCGGCGGTAGAGGGTGTTGCCCAGCACGTAGCTGAAGGTGGCGGAGCCGAAGGCGGCCTGCATGCGCTCGACCTGTTCCGGGGCGAGGTAGCCGCGCACTTCGGTATCGCCGGTGATTTCCACGTAGGCGGCCCGCAGGGAGCGAAACGGGGCGATGTCGGCCAACGTGCCGTCGACGGCCACGCCGAACAGCTTGTCGCAGGCGGCCTGCAGCTTTTCGGCGCTGTCGCGCACCACCCGGGCCTCGCCGGTACCGCGAACCGCCCCCGATCCGGTGAGATGGTCGATCATCTCCTTTTCCTCCTTGATGGCGGCCTGCAGCGTCTCGACCGTGAATTCCTGCCCCTCGAAGCGCCGGCGCAGCTTGGCCGCGGCGATCTCCGGCAGCTTGCTGGCGGTCAGTTCGCGATCAAGCAGCATGGCGGCGCGCATTTGGCGCAGTTCCAACAACTCGGCGGGCGGCTCGCCGGGGGTCATGATCTTCTTCAGACCCTCCACAACCGCGGCCGTCAGCTTTTCGTTGGCCGCGTCGCCGCCGGCGTTTTCGATGACCGCGGCGGTCAGGGCCTGCAGCAGCGCCTCATCGGTCATGTTGTCGGTGTCGAGATTCGGCCGGGCCTTTTTCAGGGCGGCCAGCAACTGCTCTCTGTTCACATCGTCCTCGCTTTCCGCCGCGGCAGCCGCGGCCATTCGAATGAACTTTCCGTTATTGGTGGGGGTATGCACCACGTCGACCTCGACGGCGGTGATCGTGACCGGTTCCTTCATCTTGCGCCCGGCGACCATGACGGTTTTGGCCTTGGCGCTGACGTCGTGGCTGAGGCCGAACAGGTTCGGGCAGCCGCGCTCGTGAGAATCGACCAGGGCGTCGCGCAGCCAGCGAGCGCTCTTGAGGATGTAAAGGTCGGCCTCGATGCCCGTGCCGGTATCGACCGGATTCTTCAACCAGCCGACGATCTCCCGTACGCTCTTGCCAAACGGCTTGGGCGCGGCATGGTGCTGGCTTTCGTTGAGGACGAAGACCTTGGCGCCGTCGTACAGGTGCAGGGCGGCGACCAACGGTTCCTTCGGCCAGTTGATGCGGCCGTCCTTGCCCGGGCCGTATTCCACCACCTGCGTCCGCCACACGAAGCCATAGTCGGCGTCCTCGGGGCTGCCGACGGCGGCCAGCAGTCGGGCGGCGGCCTGCAGCGGGATGTAATCGACCCGTTTCTGCACCTGGGCCGCATCGCCGAGCTGCACGGCGCCGTCGACGATGGCGTAGGAGCGTTTGAAATACTGCTCCGTGCCGGCGGTCTCGACCTCGTAGACCACGCTGTCGGCATAGAGCTCGACGATGTAGACGTAGTCGTTGCCGAGTTGGCCCTTGATTGCCGCGCGGATCATGTCTTTGATCTGATCGAAACTGAGCATCGTGCCTCTCCCGGTTGGGGGTTATTCGCCGCCAGGCGCCTCGGGCTGCTGCGACCCTTTTTCTTCGCCCTCCTTCTGGGACTTGGCGGCGGCCCGGATCTGGGCCGGGGTCTTCTTGACCTCGTGTTTTTGACCGTCGGCCGCGACGATCACCACCCGGTCGGGCAGGTCCTTCCAGTCGAGCATGTCAGCCGGGGTCAGTTCCCGCTCCACCGGAATGTGCTGCACCTTGGTGCCGCTCTCGCCTTTCACCTCTTTCGGTCTCGAGGTCCGAAAAACCAGACCCTTGAGATACTGCCTGTCGAAAAAAACCAGACCCTTGAGATACTGCCTGTCGATCTCTTCTGCCATGTCAGCCTCCATCGCAGGGTGTGATGGCCGCCCGAATTGCCCCTCAGGCCGCGAAATCTTGTTTATAACAGGGGTGTCAAGGCTTTTTGGGCCCATTGCCCGGCCGCGCCCGCCCGACCTGCCCCAGCTTGAATTTTCCGGCCAGACTCTCCTCGATCCCGGTGCGCGGTCCGCGCCGGGCGATCTCCTCGCCGCGCTCATTGTAGATCGGCAGCGCGCCCTCCTTGGCCACATCGCCCCAGGCCGGAATCCAGGGCACCACGATGCAGCCGCAGCGGATGGTTTCGGAGGGCGGCGCCTGCGGGTCGCGGGGATAGCGCAGGGCCACCGAGCCAATCAAAAATTTCTGGTCCACGTCGACGATCTGCCCGTGCAGCGCCAAGTGGTTGCGGCGCGGCACCTTCGGGTGGCCGGCGTGCCACCACTGTTTCTTCAGCCCGGGCACCGACTGAACGGCCTGCTCGAGGCTGAGCTGGGTGGCCTGGCTGTAGGCCCGGCCCATCTCCAACCCGGCGATCACCTTGGCCCGCTCGGCGATCGATTTGAACACCCCGGGGCTCTCCAGCGAGCCCTCGATGGCTTGGCGAACCTGCCAGGGGGTTTTCTGACCGAGGAGGCCGAGGGACAGTTCGCCGCGGATCTTGTTGAACGTATCGGCGGACAGGTTCTCGATCCGGTAATAGGCGAAATCCTTGGCGGTCTGCAGCAGCGGTCCGGAGAGGTGGCCGAAGGCGATGCTGATGCCGCCCTGCTTGAGCAGCTGGGGCACCAGGTCGGCGCCGGCATCCCAGGCGCCGTCGATCAGTCTCTCCAGTCGGCCGAAGGCCACCGCCTCGAAGCGCAGCATGGCACTCTCGATCATCGCCAGGTTCTGCCGCAGGTGATGGGCCTGATAGCTCTCGCCCTCGACGCCGGCCACCTCGGCCAGCACCTGTTTCTGCAGATCCGCCAAAATGCCCTGCATCACCGCCACGCCGTCGGCGGTGCGCTGCTGGTGCTCGGCGAGTAGCCGCTTGATTTCACCAGTAACCGATGCCATCAGCCCTCAGTGCCTCCGTCCTTGCGGTCCCTGGCGTTGTAATCTTCCATCCCCGCCTCCAACTCCATCGCCTCCGGGTCCACCTCGAAGCCGATGAGGGCGATGACAAAGGCGAACAGCTTGACCGCGGTGTCCTTGTCCACCCAGCCGTTGGCGGCGGCCACGGTGAGGGCGGTCACCAGGTCGCGCACGGCGGCGCTGACCTTGGTGACATCGCGCTCCATGGCCTCCGGCTTCTGCACCGCGAAGTCGAAGGGGTCTTCGTCGCGTCCAGGGCGCAGGTGGCCGGCCTCGAGGGCCTTTTGCACGACATAAGTGAAAATCGTCTCGAGAATGAACTTGAGCAGGTTCTGCCGGCTGTCCACAAAGGCCTTGATCGGCTCGTTGCCCTCGGCGGCGCTGGCGCGGTTGGCATCGTCGAGCCCGCCGTACCAGTGGGAGGGGATGCTCTTGGCCCCCAGGATATGGTTGCGGAAGACGCTCGCGCTCTCCTTCACGTCCAGGGCCTGCAGTCCCGGGGCGACAGCGTTCCATTTGACCTTTTCGTTGTGTACCCGCACGGCGCCGTCGGCCTGGTGGGGGAACTTCCGGGCGAAGTCGTCGCATTCCTTCTCGGATGCGCCATGGAGCTCCACGTCCCAGATGTGGGCGTTCTGTTTTTTGGCCTTGCCGGCGAACTTGAAGACGAAATCCTCGTATTCGTCGAGCCAGTCGGCCAGCACAAAGATATCCGAGGTGCCGTAGGGGTCGTTGCTGACCCGGTTGACAGCAAACAGAAAGCACTCGCCGTCGGTGAAAGTTTCGCGGCGGCGCAGGCCCTCTTCGGAGATCACCGTCTCGGTCTCGCCGGCCAAGATGGTTTTGAGCAGGCGGGTGCCGGTGCCGTCGAGGCGCTGCACCTTGACGCCGATCTGCACCTCGACGTTGTCGGGGTCGCAAAAAATCTCGGCGATCTGCGCCGGGTCGATCATGCCCAGGCGCACTCGGCCGGTCTGCTCGGCGACGAAGGCCTGCCAGCACTGCAGGCCGAAGATGGAGAGTTCCCGGGCCTTCTGCTCGAACTTGATGTCCATGCGATTGACCGGGTCGTACCAGAAGTCCTTGAAAATCTCCTGTACGGCCTCGCTCTTGGCCGTGTAGCTGAAGCCCTTGCCGGCGGTCAGCGCGGTGGTGATTTCGATCAGCCAGTTGGCCAGGGGGTTGATCTTCCACAGCCAGTAGCAGATTTCGACCTGCCGCTGCCAGGTGGCGATGGGCAGTTCGCGCACGCTGTCGCCGGTCAGTCGCCGCCACTGCAGATCCTCCATGGCGTTGGCGGTGGCGGCCGGGAGACGCTCCTGCACCTTTTGCTCGATGACGGCGGCGAAGAGTTTCTCGCCGATTTTGCCGATCAGACTCACGCTGCACTCCTTCGGCCGAACAGCCGGCCCAGGCCCAGACGGCCCATGAGACTTTTATCTTCGCGCTGCGGTTCCTCGTCGCCGGCTCCGGAGCAGACCGCCGGCACCAGCCCCGCCTCGCACAGCCCCAGCAGCATCTCCAAAGCGTCCGGCCCGTCGTCATGGCCACCGCGACCGGCGGGCCGGTAGTAGAGCAACTGACGCTTGAGCTCGCGGTGCTCTTCCTTGAAGCGCACCCAGCCGTTCTTGATCCACGGCTGCAG